ACTATTTATATTAATGATATAGATAAATTGGTTATTGGTGGAACATATAACACTAAAGAGGCAGCTGAAAATAATAGACATGGTGGAAATGATTATATAACAACCATAAAAGTGGAGTGGGAAGAATAATGACAAAAATAAAGAATATAAAAACATTAAAAAATGTGAAAAAAGCAAAAATAACAGTAAGATCATTAATAGCAAGTGTTAAGAAAAAACTTAATAGTAAAAAAGTTGCGGCTATTGAAAATATTCTTGAACAAAAATATTTGGAATTAGAATCAGCAAAAAGAGTTGTTAAAAAAATAACAAAGCAAATTAATGATATTGAAGAAATGGACATTAAAGAAATTGATACAGATGATTTTCAATATGAGGATGAGGATGAATGATTCCCAAAGAGAATATTTATAAAGAAACAACAATTAGTTTTAAGGGACAATTAGTCCCTTTTGATTATATTATTCATTCATTAACTTCGTGCAAGATTACCAGAAATGAAGCAGCAACAATTTTAAATGATTTAAGGGGGTTTTTTGAAAATAATATTATTTTTCCATTGTCATATAGTGGTAGTAATTTATCATTAAAAGATCAAAAAGGATGTAGAATACATGATTGGAAAATATTAACAACACCACAAATAAAAAATATGATGAAGATTAAAGGGAAGTGTGAATATTTAAGGGTACCTCGTGTTCCAATATCCAATTTTTTTGCACAGGAAACAATGGATGATGCAGGACTAATGCCTGTATGTGAAGTATATAATAAATTTTTAAATGTCACATATTTAGTAGATGATGAATTTCTACAAGAATGGTGCAATCCATATTATTTTGAAAAAAACATAGCAAAGAAACAGGTTGAAGATTGTTCAGTTAGAGAATTATTATTTGCAGTTAAAAATAAATTAAATGGTGAAAAACAATGAAAAGAGAACTAACAGAACAAGAAGAAACACAGATGAGAAAACTGAACGATTTAAACAAAGAAACAGTTAAGGTATTACAGTTTGAAGTGGATCACATGGAGCTTATGATAAACACAGGCTTAGAATGTAATTTAATTAAGAAACAAAAAGAGCTAAAGAAACAACTTATTGATCATAAAAACAGTTTAGAAATTTATAAACAAAATATCAAAGTAACAAGTGATCAATTAGAAAACGGAGTAGAAACAAATGACTGAAGCAAGTATATTGAAGAAACTAGACGAGACAAAACACCCTGATACTATTGATGTAATTCATAGCAAGAAAATCAAAACAAATAGACAATTATTCAGGATAAAAAACGAGAAGATGCAAACAATATACACCAAGAAAGGCGAACCTTATTGTTACATTGCTGCCAAGATAGATTTTGAGAGAAAACAGGAAGACATATTTAGACGTTCTGGTGGAAAATTCAAAACAGAAGAGGACGTTGAGATTGTAGATTTCAAACTAGAGAAATACGCTGATCCTAAACGATTTAAAGTTGTCAAACATGATCCTATAATTGAAAAAAAGCTCATGGATGGTGTTGCTATCAATGTTCAGACTGGCGAGCATGTTACTTATATTGACATTTACACTCACCATCAGATTGCAGTTCAAAGATTATTCACTCATGAACAGATAAACAAATCTATTAAAGATAATAGCATGGAGACTAAATGAACTATACGCTTTCGTTTAGTTTTACCAAATGGTGGACAAATTGTGATCAAAACAGCTAAAAAAGAACGAATAATTAAACTTTTCAATATAGAAAACAATTAAAAACAAGGTCAAAACTATACAATGGTAAAAAAAATCACAGGAAGAATGTTCCTAAAAGCTATAAAAGGAACTGGCGGGGTTTTAACAGCAATCGCATTAAGATTAAAAGTTTCAAGAAAAACAGTGTATGATTGGTTAGCCTGTCCAGAAAACAAACGTTATAAGGAAAACATATTAGATGAGCGAGAAACAATAATCGATTTAGCTGAAGGCTCTTTATTCTCTCATGTGAAAAACAAGGAACCTTGGGCAACTAAATACACTCTTGCAACTATCGGCAAAAACAGAGGCTATATTGAGACTATAAAACAAGAAGTAACTTCAGACAATAATATCACTTATACAGATTTCATTGAGGCAAACGAGGAGATTAACGATGAGAAAAAACAGATTTAGAATGTTTATGGATAATAAAATGTTCTATCCTGACAAAGATAGTTTAATTGTAACCCCAGAATATAATTCTATGGATTGGGTACTGATGCAATATTTCAAGGTTGATAAGCGATTTAATTTGGCAGGTAATAAACCAATTGTCATGCAGGATACAGAATTAATTGATAAAAATTTAAATCCAATATATGAAGCTGATTATATTAAGGATCCAGACAATAATATATTTGAAGTTATTCGTGTTAAAGATGGATCATGGAGAATCAAAGAAATAAACAATAAAGATGATGGTGTTTTTGGTTATTTAATACTTAATACCAACTGTGAGATTATAGGAAATAGGTTTGAGAATCCTAAGTTTATAAACAAACTTGGCAAATCAGAACAAATAACTAAATAGTTAAGCTCCAACTGAGGACAAAATTATAATTATTTCGGTAAATACGGAAACAATGGATAAAAATCAAGCTTTTGCATTAACAGTTGCCATTATTTATTTGACAATTATGATATATTTAGGATTAATAAGGAGATTAATATGATAATCAAAACATGTCAATGCGGAATAGAAGTTGATTTAAATGAAGATCACATATTCTGTGGTGGTATTTATTGGCATCCCAAATGTCATAAAATGTATGAGTTGGGCTGGTTAGGAGGTTCTGAGTATGTAGATAAACAAACAGTAAAACAAGGTGATGAAATATGAGTTTACAAACAGGAGACATAGTTTTCTTTAGCGGGAATGATATATATTCCAAATTGATTAAATGGTTTACTAATTCAGAAATATCTCATGTAGGGATTATCTCAGCAGTATTTGAGGAATATGTATTAATCGCAGAAGCATTAAATAAAGGATTTGTGCTCAATAAATATCATAAGGTATATGTTGATACTTTAACTGTTGGAAGAATTTATCCTACATTAAACAAACATCAAAGAAAGAAAATGCGGAATCTAATTGTCAAAAATGTTGGCAAGAAATACGATTGGGAAGCAATATTTATTCTATTCAAGAAATATCTAGGCTTAAAAGTAAATTTCAATGATGCAAATCGTTTAATGTGTTCTGAGGCAGTAGCAAGAATATACAGTGATTTTGGCATTAAGTTTTTAGATATTGAGGATAATTTAATCACTCCAGAAGACATTTATCTTTATTGTATTGAATCTGAGTTGATTATCAATGATGGACTTAAATTATATAACTTACGATGAATATATCTGGTATAGCGATCATAATAATATTACTGAATTCATGATGAATATGGAAAGAATATCTAATGAACGAAAAAGAAAACTTCAAGCAGATAATAATAAACAAGGATGTTAAGACATTAAGTAAGATCCTATTTAAATTCGAACCAACACCAAAACAATGCGAGATCATCAGAACAATTGCATACTCTGAACACAAAAGGGTATCAATTAATTGCATGACAAGGTATGGGAAATCAGATTGTATAGCTCTTGCAGTGTGTATTTATTTACTTCTGAACAAGAATAAAATTGTGATTATCATTGCGCCTACATACGATCAGGCAAACAAATTAAGACAATACCTTGCAAACCATATGAGCAAAAACAATCTTTTCACACAATTAATTGAATCAGAAGAAACAAAAGGTGTTGAAAGATACAGAAAAGAATTCTCTAAACGAAGAGTTACTTTCAAGAACGGAAACGAACTAACTATAATGAGTGCAGAGGGTAGTGGAGAGCGTCTTATGGGGTTTGGCGGTGATTTAACTATTTTAGATGAGAGTTGTTTGATTAAGTTAGAAGTATATCAACAAAGAATATCTCGTATGCTTGGAGATTCTCCAGATTCAATATTAGTTGAAGCTACAAACCCCTGGCACAGAAACAATCACGCTTATCAGCATTGGATAAACAAAGATTTTTATCATATACATGTTGGCTGGAAAGACGCATTAAGGGAAGGTAGAGTAACTCAGGAGTTTTTAGATGAGCAGAAAAAACAATTAAACAAAATAGATTGGTGTGTTCTTTATGAAAGTCAATACCCAGAAGAATCTGAAGACTCGTTGATTTCACTTAAATTTATTCGTGAATCATACGAAGCACATTATAAAATCCAAGTTGATAAAATTAACCCAGATGAGATAAGAAGAATATTGTCTTGTGATGTTGCAGACAAGGGCCATGATAAAACAGTTTACACTATTGGGTTTGAATGGCGAGGTTTATTTTATGTTGATAGAATTATTCATGAGGATAAATCAGAAAACATAGATGTATCAAAAAGAATAATCAGATTAATTGGCGAGTATTCAATTCATGATGTGAATATTGATTGTATTGGAATTGGCGCTGGTGTTGTTAGTTATGTGAAACGAAACAAACCAAACAGAAATGTTAAGATCTTCGCTTGTCATTTTGGAACTAAAAGCACTCAATCAACTAGATATTCAAACAAAAAGGCAGAAATGTATTTCAAATTAAAGGAACTGTTTGAGACAAGAAAGATTGTCATTCCTGAACATGCAGAATTGATTGATAACCTTGTTGAAATGCAGTGGGAATATTCTCAAACCACAGGAAAGATTAAAGTTATTGATCCAGAGAAAGGCTCGCCAGATTTTGCAGATTCATTAGTATATTTTGTGTGGAAATCCGCTTCTTATAATCCTTCAATAGCGTAAATTTTAAATAATTCAACATATGAGATAGATTAGTTGGTTAAGTAATTATAAAATAAACCTCGCCCAGGGGTTCTTCCCCTACCATATTTTCACCACGTCACTTCTCCCCCTGGGCATTTAATGTACAGTTAAACAAATACAATTAAATATAAACTTCACATGAAATAACTAAAATGGGCTTGATAAATTCAGCTAAGAATCTTTTCTCAGAATCAAAAGTGGTAGAAATAAAACAACCTAGTTTCTCTATTGCATTTCCTAACACTCAAGCATTAAAAGGCGAGATAGAAAAATCAGATGAGAATAGATTTGATAAAAGTTTAGGAGAAGAACATCCATTTGATTATAAAGTTCCATTACACACAGTAAAAGAGTTCGGTATGCTTCACGGTGCGGTAGATAAGATTGTTAATTTTGTTTGGGGACCAGGGTTCTTTACTGCTTCAGAAAATGCACGAGCAAAAGAAATCATTGACCAATGGATGCAAGATACTAATTTCGCAGACCACGGCAGGAAATGGCTAAAACAATCACTAGTAAAAGGTTTTTCTCCAATGGAAATGGGGGGCAATATAAAACAATCCCCTCAAGGCATAAAGACGCTCAAAGCAGATAATGTGTTTGTTAAACGAGATTCCAAAGGAAAAGTTGAAGGTTATAATCAATTACTTCAAGGCAATGTAGGCAAGCCAATAAAAGTAATAAATTTCAAACCGTATCAGATTGCAGCATTAAACATTAACCAATTTGATGATGAGCCTTATGGTGTTGGTGTTGTATATCCAAACTTAAAAGCAATAGATTCATTATTAGGATTACAATTAAATTTAAACTGTTTAATGAAACGAAAAGCCAATTCTCCAATCGTAGTAAAGCTAGGTAATGCAGAAAAGGATATAATCCCTACTGCTGAATCTGTTGAAGCTTTTGCAGGCAAATTAACGTATATGAACAGTAAAACAGAATGGGTTGTCGATGCAAACACAGATGTTTCTACTCTTGATTTTCCAAACTTCAGCGAGAAATTCGACGGTCCTATGAAACATTATGAAGATTTATTGTTTTTTGGATTACAAGTTCCAGAAGTCTTAATGGGCAGAGGAAATATTCCAGAAGGACTGGCAAAAGAACAGAGAGAAGCGTTTGACAGGTATATTCAATCTATTCAGTCAGAAATTGAGAAAGTTATTGAAACAAAAATCTTCACAAGAATTTTACAAGCAAACGGACTAGATACACATGTTGAGTTCGAATGGGGCCAACCTTCTCAAGAGGAAGTCAATCTACAAATAACACAAATCACAACTTTACTTCAAAATCCTTCATTGAATATTAAGCTCCGAGAAGAATTAGAGAAAAAACTTGCGGATAGTTTTGGTATTAATCCAGAGTCAATTATTTTAGATGATTCTGAAAGAGTCGAAGACGAGACAAAAGAAAACCCTCGAGTTCCAGGAGATAATCAACAAAGTTTAACAGAAGGGGATTTAATCGATCATGACTTATCAGAATATGAATCGGATGATAGTATGCGGCAAATGCAAGAAGCTAGTAAAGAGCACACCGATTGTAGCTCTAGCAACATATAAATGTGATGTGTGCGGTACTGTTAATCAAATAACGAATGTTCATATAAAAGAATGGCTAGGTTTCAATTTTGGAGACTATCTTGGTGATATACTTAATGTTGTTTCTAATTATGAATTTCCTTTTCTTAGAGCAAAAAGCAAAAAGGATAGAGAAATTGGATTGCTTGATTCTAATCAAATAAGAAAAATGCGTGGTGTTTTTGAAGAACAGTTCAAAAGAGGAGGTACTATTGGCGAAATATCCAAGGACCTACTGAACAAAGTTGGACTTCCTAATAGGATTGTCATGCGTAATGGTAAGAAAATCCGAGAAATAGATAAACGTTTTAGAGCAATAAACGTTGCACGAACTGAAACAACAACCATTGCAAATTTAGGCAGTGAAAGAAATTATTCTAAAAATGGTATATCTCAATATGTGTGGGTTGCAACCATGGGAAGCGACAGAACATGTCCAATTTGTCGAGAACTAGATGCAAAAATATTTGATGTTGGAAAAGGAAGATTACCACCTGCTCATAGTCTTTGCAGATGTACAATAATCCCTAAAACAGAATTACAATAATAAAATTTAAATAAATCAAAATATAAAATCAATCAATGATAAAAAGATGTTGTATTATCGGATGTAATAGAATTGCAAATGTTGTTTGTGATGATGGTTGTTTTTGTTTCGATTGTTATAACTCAGTAATAAAATTAGAAATAACAGAAAATTATGTGATGGGATAAAATGCCAATTGAGATAAGCCAACGAACAAGGACAAGATATATAAGGAAAAAACAATGTACTGATATAGTTATTGAGTCTGTTTCAGATGATCCAACTCTTAGAAATGAAGATCGAGTAGAGTTTCAACAATCATGGCAAGATTATACTGGTTCTGGCGGTGTTGCAAAATCAACAATCCAATATGGTGGAAATGCAAACAAACTTCAAGGAACAGATGCGCAAATAGAAGGTGCTTTTTTCCCAGGTACAACTGACAGAGGAAATAATGTCCAAATCAACAGACAAAGACAGTTTTCTGAGTATATAGTTTGTTCTAATAAGTGATATTTTAATGTACAGTTAAACAAATACAATTAAATATATGGTTTCCAAGATATATATCAAGATGGAAGTCATTAATGAAAAGATTAATTTTAGTGTTCCAATAACGGAGCAAGTTGTTTCTGATTGTGGTGATTTTAAAATTAAAGGTACTGCTATAAATGTCACAACGACAAGAAACGGTACTATTTTTACACAAGAGGAGTTGATTAAAAGTGCGCATACTTTACAAAATAAGCCGATACTTAAAGATCATAATAATTCAGTTGATTCCATTGTTGGCAAAACTACTGAAAACGTATTTTTTGAGGAGCTTAAACAAGCGATCTCGTTTGAGGGGATTATTAAAGATAAAAAAATGCAAGAAAAGATCCAACAGGGCCTTATTACTGCGGTTTCAATTGGGGCGATGGTCCGTAATGTTGAAGAGGTCTGCGATGAAGAAAGCGGCGAAATCCAAGGCTATAAAGTAAGCGGGATTGAATTTGTCGAATTATCACTTGTTGCAGTTCCAGCAGATCCTGGCGCAGGTTTTGCCAAAGCCATTCTTGCTAAATTAGATTTCAATCAAAAACAAACAAAAGAAAAAACAGATTTAGATCAACCAGAAGGTGAAGACCACATGGCAGAAGAAATAAAAGAAGAAAAAATAACTTTAGAGTCTCTTAAATTAAAACGAGAAGCTTTAGAGCAAGAAGTTGCACAGCTTGAAATTCAAAAGTTGCAAAAAGAAAAAGAAACTATCCAACAGTCACTCGAGGAAGAACCTGAAAAAGAAGCAGAAGTTGCTCCTGTAAAAGATGAAACCAAGGGCGAAGTTGTTGAAGAAGAAGAAACCTCAGAAGCATTTAACGGTTATCAAATTGAATCCGATGGTAAATATGCAGCAATCAGCGCAGACTACCAAGCTATTGAAGGATTAAAAAACTTAAAACGGTGATGAAATATGCCAGTAAACCCAGCAGGATTTGTTCCAGTCTTTGACACTGGAGAACCAGACATTATAACAGCTATTGCTCGTGAAACTATCTCAGGCGGTCAATTTGTAAACATCTCAGGTGCATCTGATGCAGTATCTAGCGGTATTAACTCTTTTGCTTCAGCAAATATTCAAGTTGCAACAGGCGCTTCAGGTAACGGATACATTGGAGTAGCAATTCAAAACGTAACAAGCGGACTTCCAATAGGAATCGCAGTTGGTAATGTTTCAATTATCTCTCGATGTATTGATGCAGTAACAGCAGGAACCACGGTTATTGTTAATGGTGATGATGCAATCTTATCTGCAACCACAGCAGGATTTGTCATTGGTCGAGCATTAACTACAGGAACAAGCGGAAACTATGCGCTTTGGAAACCATTAGGATAAGGTGAAATGAATGACTCAATTACAAAATATTAGCGAATACCTTGATACAGGTAAAGGCACAGAAGGTCAATTGCTTATTCCTCGGAAAATTTATGATTCCATGATTATGGCAGTAGATAAAGCTTTGATCCCACGATCAGAAGCATCTCTTGTTTTTGGACCAGCAGATATTCCAGGATCAAGTATTGATATTGATTTGGAAACCCCAGACTCTATGACAGTTCGATTAGTAGCAGAAGGAGCAGAATTCCCTCTTGATGTAACAGAATACACATCTACTAATTTGAAGCCTAAGAAATATGGTGTAGCAATTAAAATAACTAGAGAATTATTAGAAGATGCTAAATGGAATATGCTTCAAATGAACATTTCCCGAGCAGGTAAAGAAATGGGAGAAAATGAAAACTCACTTATCATTACTGATGCTTTGGATAATGCAGCAAACACAGTAGCAGGCGGCGCAGCAATTACTATCGCAAACCTTACTCGTGCAATGCAATATTTAGAAGATTCTGATTATATGGCAACAACTTTATTTATAGGTAATGAAGTATTAAATGATCTTAGAAACATTGATACTTTTGTTGAAGCAAACAAAGCAGGCAATACAGAAATCCTTCGAACTGGTTTCAAAGGGAACATTTTAGGCATGAATGTTATTCGTGTTTCAACAAATGCTGGCATGACAACCACAAACGCATTTATAAGTGACCGAGAAGAAGCATACTTTATTGCTGAAAAACGGCCTCTTACTGTTGAAGGATTTGAATTAGCAACTCATGACATGAGTGGTTCTATTGTGTCTCAACGTATAAAAGTTGGAACTCGAAGAACACAAGCTATGGTTAAGATCACAACTTCATAAGGCGAGATAAATGGCAAATGCAATGAATGATGGATTAAATAAACCAGATCAGTTGTCTAGTGTTAATGGTCAAGTTATCGATTTTGGAACAGTAACAAGTAGCGGGAATACATCTGTAGTAGTGTTTGAAAAAACATTTACTGCAGTTCCTGTAATATCTTGTTTTCCATCTATTGGTAGTGTTGGAGTCGCTAATAAATCTGTTTTAAGCTCAATTGGGACAGGCAGTTTTAGTGTTAAAACAGGCTCAAACATAGCAAATACTTGGACAGCAATCGGAAGCGGAAACTATTAGTTTCCTTTTTTTTATCTTTTTTAAAATATAATACGCCAGTGAGCAAGGTCTTTGACCGATAAGAAAAATGCCACAAATACAAGGATATTCAACAGGATCACCAGATCCCTCCGTGTCTTTCTCTCATATTCACGAAGTAACTGTCACACAAAGTGGTGCTAAATACTTTTTAGATACTAATGGGAATAGTGTTATGCTTGGTGATTCAGATGGCACAAAACTTCCTGTATTAATTGATCCTTATGGAAGAATTCTAATTGAAGAGCAATTTAATGAAATAATAAAACAATTAAAAATCATTAATTTACATTTAGGATTAATGAATGACACTGTAATAAATAAAACTGAGGTAGAATAAATGGTTGATATGATTAAAGACGGAACAGGCAAAGGTTATTTGGCGAAAGTTAATGATGATAATCAATTGATTACAAGAGCAACAGCTGTTGAACAAAGATTACATTCTTCAGTGGATGGCATGTATTATGAAGCATCAACTAAAGAAATCACAATCACAGATTTAATTATAAATTCCACAAGTTCTGGACCTGTAACGCTTTTAATTACAGACGACGAGAACGAACATATAATAATCCCACTTTCTGGCATTGATAGATTTTCACATGCTTTCAATGGAGGAGTAATAAACTGGTAAGGCTCAAGATTAGAAATTGCAAAAAGCAATGATGATGGTTTTGTTGATGTGTTTGTTGCTTACCAAAAAGCAGACAGAATACCAGAATATAATATGTGGCTGAGGCGATAAATTTGGTTAGAGATAACAGAATAAAAGAAACAAAATGGTCAGAGACTTTAAATGCTACTACTAATGGATCCTTTGTAGGGAATAACGGTCAAAATGTTAATGGTGAAATATTAGAAGTAAATTATGCATTTAATAGAACTGGAAGTATATATTTAATTGATGGTCAAACACAAGAAGCAATATTTGCAACTGGTGCAGTAAGTGGAACAGGAACACAAGTTAAACGACCTCGTGCTGTAGTCAATACAAACGTTGGAGCTTTTGCAACAGGAAGTCCTTATGAACCTTATGTACTAAATGGTCCTTTGTTATTGGGTGTGTCTGGTGCAACTTCGGGAACAACTGCTTTGAATGTAACAGTAAAATATAGGTGATTAGAATAACAGACTATAGTATCGGTTCGATAGCTGAAAGAATCTATAACAGAGTAGAGAATGTTCCAACATATTTATCAGGAACACCACTTAATGATATAGTGGACGAAGCGAGAATCTATGCTGAGGAGTTTACTTGTTTGAATATTGATCCTAATTGCATCCCTCAAAAGTTTGTTCCAGCATTAACTTGCTTAGGACAGGCAGCTCTACAAAACAATATGGGGCTTGAGGGTACTGATAAAAAAAAGATTAAGCTTGAAGACTTTGAAGTTTCAACAGGTGGAGATTCAAATTTATTAAAGACTGCAGAATTCTGGCAAAAACAAGGTGAAGACAAGCTTAAAGCAATTGGAAAATGCATCCGATTCAGTAGAGTTATAGGTGGTTGTTAATGAAAATTAAAATATATTATAGTGGAAAACATCAAGAGCAAGGATTTTATGAAGAAGAAGAACAAAACGCAAAAGAATTATTGAAATTATCTAATTGGAAAATAATTCAACAAATCAAACCAAAGAAAGTGATAAAATAATGGGCTGTGGAACAGAACTTGCAACAGAATTCAATAATTTTGTCAGGGATCAAGGGAGAGTATTTAGAATAAGATATTTCACTGGCAGTTCTAGTGCAGATGATTATGATGATGCGCAAGTTTTAACTCAATTAGGAAGCGACGTTTATTTTTCTGGGATTTCATTAACAATCGATATGGCAAGAGGATCACAAGAATCAATATTAATGGAACAGGGCAAGATTAAGAAAGGAGATTTAAAATTTTGGATGCCAAACACAGTATCAATAAGTGGTATATTTAGAATTGGCATTGGTTCTCCTTCAACTGAAGAATATGCTCAAATAGCACAGTCTAAAGGTGGCGTACAAAAACCTGCACCTGATGGGGTGATAGTTTATAATAAATTCTATGGCAGATTTTTAACTACAGGATCTCTTGCGGGTGAGGAAAATAGTTAAATCAGGAATTGAAATTGTCGGAATTAAAAGCACAAGAAGGTTTCTTAAAAAAAAATCTAGTGAATACACTTCTGCCGCAAAAGATGGAATAAGACAAGCCACATTTTTTATGGAAGGAGAAGTCAAAGCTTCTATTTCTGGCAAACGAGCAGAAAATGCTTCAGTGGATACTGGTAGATTTCTTAATAGTGTTGTTGGCAAGGTGTCTGGATTAATAGGAAAAATACAATCAATCGTAACGTATTCAAAATTCCTTGAGTTTGGAACAAAATTTATAACAGCAAGAAAGCATTTTAGAAACTCGGTAGCAAGAAACAGAACAAAAATCAAAAAATATATTAATGATAAGTTAAAAGGAGTCTAATAGAAAAATACACTCTGAGGGGAGAAATCCCTTCTTTCTTTGTACAGTTAAAAAACTACAATTAAATACTAAAACAATCTGTATTCTATACAGTCTGGCTGGACTAAACTCTTTCCAAGCGAGGAAAAATGGCTGTTACAAATGTAAACACAAGCACTTTTGTCAAGGATGCAACTTTATTCATACGAGATATTCTTAAAACCAATGTAACAGATCCAATATTATCAAAACGAGCTTCAGGAGAGAAGTTTGTAATGACATCGTATCCAAAAATAAATGTCACTTATCCAATAATTACAATCCAAATGAGTGATTTTTCTAGCCCTCAAAGGTTAGGCATGCAATCTACTTATCATTATTTCACATTAACAATGGAAGCAAGAATATGGGCTAAAGATGTTTCGCAAAGGGATGATTTAAGCCAGGATGTAGAAAACGAATTAAGAAAAATAGAGTTTCTCGCAACAGGAACTGTACTTGCAAATTTATATGCCTTTTCGGTTGTATCAGCTACTAATGTCGATGAAGATGATGGCGAAGCAAGCACAAGAAGCAGAGTGCTCACAATAGAATATAAAACAGTATTAGGTGGTTAATATGACAAGATATATATCAGATCAAAATAAGACAGCATTATTATATGAATCAGGAACATACGCAAGCACTAGCGGAACAGGACATTGGATTGGATTAGTTACCGATCACACTATGAGCGAGACAGAAAACCAACAACAAATCAGATATACTGGTACTGCTTCACGAAATGTTGATAAACTAACTCCTACCACAAAAGAAGTTGATGGAGCAATAACGTTTCACCCTCAAGATTTCAAAATGTTATTCTTTGCTTTAGGATCTAATGTTGATGCTGGAGTTGGACCATATACTCATACAATGTCAGAAGTGAACTCAGATGATGGTTATGCATTTACATCAGGAACGCTTTGCCCGTTTGCAAGCTTTACAATTGAGGATTCGCAATCTACTTGTGGAACAGGAAACAATTTTATTCGAACTGTTGTTGGCGCAATGGAAGACTCATATGAATTAAGTTGGTCTGAAGGTGAGATTGCAGAATCTACTATTAATTATGTTGCTCAAGACGTATCTTTTAGTTCTGGTGCTACTACAGCATTAAGTGAACCATCTACTCCTCCTTTTGTATCGTATCAAGTTAAAACACACATTCCGTCTGGAACTGTTATTGATACTGTAACCGAAGGAACATTTACTATTTCAAACAACACAGAAAAGAAGTTTTATAATAATGGAAGCAGAGTAACTGCAGCTCCTATCCCTGGAAACAGAGATTATGAAGTTTCACTTACTTTGAATCCTACCGCAACCCAAACAAAGACATTTTATGAAAATTATTTCCGTGGCGGTTCTGAATTCAATATGATGCTAGATGTACAGGATCTTGTTACTGTTGGCGCAGGAAGCCGAAGTTGTTTTATTACATTAAGCGGTTGCAAACTTGATCCAATGGAAGCACCTAGTAAAAATGAAGGTGCAAATGAACAAACTGTGACAATTATCCCCAAATCTGTCTCCGCAGTTGCTACTGACTCTATTCCAAAATATTGTCCGTGGTGAATTAAATGAGTGAATGGCTAAAAAAAGAACAAGCGTTATTTAGTAGAGATGAGAATGGAAAACTTCTCCCTGTAGATGGAGAATTGGAAGATATAGAAGGAACTCCTAAGATTAAATTTATTCCTATGGCACGAGGAGAGATTCAATCTTTATTCCTAAAGATGTCTTCACAGAAGGAAAAGGCAATCGAAATATCAGCAGAATTAGTGTCCCAGCATTGTATTGAGCCTAGTTTTACAATCGAAGAAGTCTTAAAAAATGGAGTAAATAAGATAATTTCTTCAATAGAAAATCTTATTATGTCCAGATCGTTGGGAATGAATGTAATTGATTATAAAACAATGATTTCATCTTCAGACAAAAAGTCTGCAATGGAGGACTATTTAAAAAAAAAGTAGATACTCTCGAGAAGGATGTATTTTTCTTTCTTCACGAGATGGGTTATAATGCTTTTGACATTCCAAGATTGACATATGTTGAGACAAATGCTTTAATTGAAACATTTAATAAACGAGAGAAACAAAAACAAAAGTCTGCAAAGAAGATGAAAAAACCTAAACGGAGTTAAAAATGGGATTAGAAGGATTCGCTGGAGGAGCTGGAGTCAGCATTGTAATTAAAGGAGTTGATGCATTTAGTAACACTTTTAAGGGTGCAGGAAAAGGTTTAGAAATCATTGCAACTAAAGCAAAAGCCGCAGGTGGTGTAATTACTG